ATGAACAGCGACGCGTCAAGGAAATCTTTAGAGAACACCAAGAGTTCTTCAAGGGATCTACCTCCAAGAAGGAGGACGTCGCTATCGATTTTTACGAGAACTGAAGGCAAACCATAGTGTACATAAAACAAACCCCATCGCCAAAGGTGTGTCATCAAACTGATGTGCCATGAGAGCGCTCACAATACTATACTGCACCATACGGATCTCTTGTCTCGTTTTAGACATTGATCGCTTCATGGATGCTTTGGATTTCTCCAAACCCAAAACAGCCGTACTTATATTTCGTATTTTCGCCGGCATTTCGGCCGTCTTCATGAGAGCATCTTGGATATCTATGGATTCCACAAACTGTTGTTTGATCATGGGTTCCAGATAGGTAAAGTAGTTGAAGTCTGGATCCAACTGGAGACATATCCCCTCTATGAGGGAGAAGGATTTTGCTAAATATATAAAACTTGTGGGTACCATGAATGGCTTTTCAGCTGCGAGTTGTACAGCGATGTCATCGTTTATTATATTTGACCCATCGAGGGTTTCAAGGTACCCCAAAACTGTTTCAAAAAAGAGTTCAATATCTGAAAGATCTGAACTCATAGGTATTATTACACCAAGGTTCACAAGAATTTGAACAATCCCTTTCGTGTCCTTATCTATTATACATCCGAAGAGTTGCTTGAATCCATCACGGAGTTCCTCAGATAGATCTACAATGAGACCAAAATCGTAGAAGACCAGTTTCCCTTTGGTGGAAAATCCCAAGTTACCTGGGTGTGGATCTGCGTGAAAGAACCCCTTATCCATAGTTTGAATCACATAGGAATTGATGAGGGCTTCACACATCTTCTTTTTATTTATGGAGGGATCTGTCAACGCTGTAAGTTTCTCAGACTCCACATATTCCATCACGATTGTGTCATCGGTACAAAACTCTGTGTACACCTTTGGAACTTTCAACCACTTTACACCTTTCATATTCTTTCTGAAACGCACAGCATTCTCAATTTCTTGTGCGTAGTTGGCTTCTCCCAAAAGATACTGTATGGATTCATTGAGGACAAACTCAGAGCTATTCCCAGTATCAACTCCAACTCTCTCAAGGAAGCGCACAATCTCACGAACATTGTCTGTATCCGTCTTCATTATCTCGTATATGTTGGGTCTCTTCACTTTGACGATGACATCCTTACCATTCTTTAGGGTAGCCCTATGTACTTGTCCAATACTCGCAGACTTGAATGGTACGGGGTCAAACTCAGTAAAGTAGTCTAAATGTACAACATCTTTTACAACATCATAATCCACCGGTGGAACATTGTCTTGTAGGGATTCCAATTCTTTTGTGAATTCTGGGGGGTACAAGTCCGCTCTCGTAGATGCGATTTGTCCCAATTTCACAAAAGTTGGTCCAAGTTCCAAAAGTTGATCCCTCGTCCACGACCCAAGTTGTGCCTTGTCTTTTACAAAAGTATTTTTCCATACAAATTTGGCGGCAAACTTCCAAGTCTTTACCTTTTGTGGAGGAGGACTCCTCAGTGGTTTATGATTGGCAACGCATAGCATCCTACTATACACAAATCTTTTAATTTTTAATATCTTGGGTTACTATAAATGCCCAAACTCAATAGCTTCCTCGGACCCCTCAGTACCCCAACTGAAGCTGTGATTAAAGCCCAACCCATTCTCTTTACCCTCATCATTTTATACCAAGGTCTCTTCGCTGGTAACGCGATCAAGATCCCCGCAAACCTCAAGACCCTTTTCAACAATAAGATTTTCCGTTTCATCTCTCTCATGTTGATTGCGTTCAGTGCGACCCAAGACATTGAGTATGCGGTCATCGCCACCACCATCTTCATCTCTGTGATGTATGCCATCAAGACTCCAGAAGAACGCAAGGAGACTGGTTTGATTTAAATTTGTAAGTAATAATTAAATGTGGCAAGTATTTGTGATTGTATACTTGTCATACCTAATTCTTGGACCACATTGGGAAACCAAAATCTTGAAGGGTGAAAAGTTGGCTATCGTAGATAGTGCGAAAGAACTTGGTCGTCGTTCAATTTTTATATCTTATGTGGCACTCCTATTTGTTGCGTGGTTTTTCCGAAAACCAAGTTCAGTGACTTTCATGAACGCACTCATCATGACCGGTGCAGCCACTGTGGGTTTCTACCTCAAGTATGGATCAGAGACAGTGCCCATGCATCTCATTCTCGTGACATTCCTGATCTATTCCGGGCGTCAATATATGAACCCACAACTTTGGGTGACCTTGGCGCTCATCGGATTTTACACGCTCACACACGAAAAATTATATATCGGCTAAAAGTAGAATGAAGATTCATATTGTTGGTGCTGGTCCAACTGGGATGTCCCTCGCTTGGGAAATACTCAGGTCGGGTGATCATGACATTACAATCTATGACAGAAAGACTTCCGCAGGTGGCTCTTGGTGGGAACCAGAAGAGGGACCAAGAGATCTTCACGCACATAGAATAGTTTTTGACAAGGCTTTTGTAAATACCCAAAGTCTTTTTAAGGAGATGGACATTAATTGGAATGATATTTTTGAACCCGCCGAGAAGGATCTCTATGGCTTTATTTTGCGTCAACTCAAATTGAAAGATTATGGAGCTCTCACATCCCTTGCTGTGAGGGTCTTGGCACAACCCAAAAAGTACAGAGGGGTGTCCCTCAAGGATGCCCTTGGTGAGTTGACAGAGGGTGGACAGGCAGTCCTCGAGCATCTTCCCCTCATTATGGATGGTGTCACGTGGGAGACAATGTCCGCCTATGAGTTTGTGAAAAGTTTTGACTACGTGGGTCTCTCCAAGCAATGTACTCAAAAGGGGTCTGGTCGGGTGATGTGTGACGCAATGCAAGAGGCTCTCGAGAAGGTTGGTGTGGAGTTTCAATTTGAAAAGGAACTTGGCAAAGTTGAATATCTTCCTAACGGGTTTAGAGCTGAATTTGTGGATGAAACCCAAATTGATGATGGGATGTTATTCCTTTGCCTTGACAATAGTCCAGCTCTCAAGTTCCTCGGGGACAATTGGGGATCCGATGCGGAGAAGAAGGTCCGAGAGAGTACCTATGGGGCGATCAATGTACTCTTCGATTTTGATGAACCTGTCAAGTTGGGGGATGACCTTGAAATCGCAGCCTCAACGACGTGGAATCTCCAACCCGTTGTCCTTGCGGATGGACACACCGTGTCATGTGTCATTTGCGATCTCACCGAGGACATACTCACAACACCACCCGAGGAGTTGAGGGTTCGGGTTCTCGAACAATTGGACGTACCCCTCCCAAAACAAATCAGGTTTGGATGGGGTGCCAACTGGGATGGTGAGCGTTGGCAGTTCTCTCAATCCTCGGGTGTGCTCAGCCTCTATGGACAACTCCCCTTCTTTGGTGAATGCCCCCACGTAGCTATGTGTGGTATGATGTCTCCCCGTGGTACCCCATATTCAAGTATTGAGGCAGCGGTGGAGGTCTCACGATCCCTCAGTCACACCACATTTGGAACCAGAGAACCACTGAATCCCCTCCTTCTTACCCAAGTTATATCAGTGACACTTGTAGTGCTTATAGTTTTAATCCTAATATATCGTAATAGAAACCAATGAAGTTTCTAGCCCAAGTCCATACACCCATGTATGACCATAACGAGAAAATGTATATTCGTTTGGTCATTCCTGAAAGATGTGCCCAAATTGTAGAAAGAATGCATATAAACAAGGCACGTCTCATTCAAAATCCACGTATAGATAATCCCCTCGATGGTCGAGTTCTCACGGTGAAGGTTCCATTCAGATATAGACGGGTAATGTGCGAAGTTTTGGGACAACCTGTACAGTCTCTTATAAAAGGTGATGAAGTTGAAGTTGAGGTGGGGTTCGCGGGTGTTTGGAATGTTGGGGGATATAGTGGATATGCTTGGAAACTTTCGTCTATTAAAAGTTAAAGCCCACATATAGTAAATGTTGACAAGAACCGGCTACCTTGTCACTGAGGGGCCAATCACGGAAATTAAAAAGGAGCTCACAGTAAGACCTATCGTGAATGGAGACTATGGATTTCCCCCACCGCCTTTCAAGGTTTTTAGAGCAGCTAAGAATGGAGTGTGCGTTCCAAGATTCTACGGAGTTGATCGGGTTGGACAACCTAAAGAGGACAGACGCCCCGAGCCAGTCCGAACGAAAGTCAAGTTTGTTGGACAATTACGAGACACAACACACCAGAATGAAGCATTATCAGCAGCTCTTAAGGCAGGTCACGGGGTACTTAGTCTCCCGTGTGGCTACGGGAAGACCACCGTATCCTTGGCGATAGCGTGTAAGTTGGGGTATCGTACAATGATTGTTGTCCATAAACAGTTCTTGGCAGATCAGTGGAGGGAGAGAATTCAACAGTTTTGTCCAGGCGCTACGATTGGTATTGTTCAACAGAATACAAAGGAGGTGGAGTGTGACTTTGTCATTGCGATGCTTCAATCACTCTCCCTCAAAGAGTATTCATTCAGTGACTTTGATTCCATTGGGACTCTCATTGTGGATGAAGCCCATCACATATGCGCAAAGGTATTCAGTCAATCCCTCTTCAAGATGTGCCCCAAGCATATCTTTGGTCTCTCGGCGACCCCTGAAAGGAAAGATGGTCTCACCAAAGTCCTTCATTGGTTTATGGGGCCCACCTTTTTCGCGGTGGAGAGAAAAAACCAAGAACAGGTTGAGGTATTCACAGTGACATATGAATCATTCAATTACCGAAACCCACCACCCTCAATGAGAAATGGTAAAATCTCAATGCCCAATATGATTACGGAGGTAGTTGAAGATAGAAAGAGAAATCAGATGTTGGTCGAACTTGTCAAGAAAGCTTCAGCGGGGACACGGCAACTCCTTGTCCTTAGTGATCGTAGATGGCATTGTGAAATGCTTCACCAATGCTTTCCCAAGACCTCTGGACTCTATATGGGTGGTATGAAGGAGGCAGATCTCCAGGCGTCTTCCCAAAAGAAGATCATCTTCGCAACCTTTTCACAAGCCCACGAAGGCCTTGATATACCAACTCTTGATACAGTCATATTGGCGTCACCCAAGTCAGATATAACTCAAAGCATAGGTCGTATTATGAGGGAGACCAAGGGGAAGAAGAACAATCCACACATCTACGATATCCACGATCCCTGGTCTCTCTTTACAGCTATGTACTACAAGCGAATGAAGGTGTACCGCCAGGGTGGTTTCAAGATCCACGGTAAGGTTACCGACAAAGAAAAGAAAGATGACTTCCCTCAGGGAAAGTGTCTATTTTTATAATCTGATCATAAATTAAATGTCTGGTGCATTAATTCAACTTGTCTCCAAGGGTGCTCAAGATATGTATATAAATAGTGAAGAGGGTCACTCATTCTTCCGTATGAAGTTTACGAGACATACAAACTTTTCCCAAGCCCCAAAACTTATTAAGACTATCACTGATAGAGATCCAGTTTTTACTGTCCCAGTTTTGGGTGATCTCATAAATTGTCTTTGGTTTGAGGGGCTTGAAAAAAACTCAAATGTCTCATCGAACCTATTATACAACTCAACGATTGATCTTTATATAGGGGGTCAGAAGATAGATTCCCAACACTACGACTATTATGCTGATATCTGGCCAAACTATTTAGCAGACAGTTGGGCAAAACAGGAAGAACTTACAAATAAGACAAGTATTTCAAATCGTAACTTCCAACCACTTCATTTTTTCTTTTGTGATCACGGAGCATTTTTACCTCTTGTTTCCCTGGCACATCATCAGGTTGAAGTGAGGATCAATTTTGATGAGACAAGTCTCGTGGGATATGGGGCATCACAAAAGAGAATCAATGTGTATGGAAACTATATATACTTGGACAAGGAGGAGAGAGAATCCCTCGTCAAGAGACAGATGGATCTGATTATTACACAAACTCAAAGGGTTGAATTTCCACTCTCAAATGTTGTTGACAATACAATCGAAAGTGGTGGATACAATGATTTGGACATAGGAACTTTTAACCACCCAGTGAAATCTATATTTTTTGGATATTCCGCTACAAATCTTGATCCAACAAATGATCGTTTTACATTCAGAAATGCGGACATCCATATAAATGGAACACCCCTCCTCGAAAATATGAGTCCTACATATTTCCACACGGTTCAAAACTATTATAAATCAAAATATGGTAAGACAGATTTCCGTGTAGACTCTGAGGATCTTATGTATACACGATACTTTGTGTATCACTTTGGACTAAACGCATCAGACTACAATCCATCAGGAACGTGTAATTTCAGTAGACTTGATAACGCAAAACTGATACTTCGTGGTGTTGAAAAGGGTAACTTTAGAGGGAGTCAAGATGACATCAGTGTATTCGCCCTAAACTATAATGTACTCAGGATCAAGGATGGTTTGGCTGGAATTTTATTCGGCAACTAATGTATAAATGGGAAGAACCGCAAGATTCGAACAGATTTATGTGGCAAATCTTGACGCAGAACCCGTTGAACAAGAAACTCTTACGGGTGTCAAGAGTATTTTGACGAAAGAAGTTGAAGCGAATGAACTTCTGCTTGTTGATGACTTGGGTACAAAAGGGCGCCTTGGTATAGCGAATACGACACCAACAAAGTCTTTATCGGTGGGG